GACCGGCCCGGTCCAGGATCTCCTTAGCGGCGGCTAGACGATCCCGGTTACCGAGAGCACTAGGATCGTCTAGGATACCAGCCATAGACAGAACTGCCTTGGGGGCATTAGCAGCAAGCATATACTCGGCACGCTCGATGATCTCATTCTTCATCTGACGAATCAGACGAGCCGGGTATTCTGTAGACGCGTATCCAGCAATACTCATAGCCTCACGGAAATTACCCTGAGCCTCACCGAATAGTGCGTTTAGGAATTTCTCTTGCTGCTCAGTCATCATTAACCCTTTGAACAACCGCGTCGGGTAAATCCAGCCTTCATATTGACCTTGTTAGCTGACCCGCCTTGCTTCTTTTTGACCATACCACCGTAAGCCTTTTTGACCGGGGCTTTCTTTTTCTTAGCCATGCCACCCTTCTTACGACCGGCTACGTTCATCTCCCTTTCCATCTCCATCTCTCTTGTTATCCTCGCGTCCTCGGTGGCCTGTTCCATAGTACGCTTATCACCCAATGCCTCCATAATACGTTGGGCAATCGGCTTCTTGGACCGGGTGTCTACAGTCGAAGGTCTGCTTGAACCTGAACCAGCACGACGTTCCGCCGCATTACTTGCTAGTTCCTTACCTTCACGCTCAGAGCGAGGACGAGGAGGTGCATTTACTCGGCCAGAGTCCGTTAGTTCCGGGGCACGCTTTGGACGAGGCTTAGGAATAGGAACAGGCCCTCTCAGGTCTTTTAATTGCTGCTTTACCGACTCAATTTGCGATAGAAGCCTGTTAGCTCCCTTCATACGAGTGGTGCCCGCGTCGCCTTCTTTCTCTAAAAGTTCTTTAGTCTGACCATATCGAGACTGCAAGTCATCCAGTTTATCTTGCAGTTTCTGTTCTTTCGCCGCAAAACCTTGGCTTCTTAAATTATCAGCCATAACTATTTTTTCCCTTTCTTTGCCTTACCGGCTTTACTATAAGCAATAGCAACTGCTTGCTTCTGAGGCTTGCCTTCTTTAACAAGAGTGCTGATATTCTTTGATATAGTCTTCTTAGACTTACCCTTCTTAAGAGGCACGATACTTCCTAACCTTCTTAGCAATCTTATCTGGTTGCTTTACGTGTTGCTTGCCTGCTTTCGTGCCAGCCCGTTTAGCTTTAGTAGTAGCACCGTATTCAGCAGGAGATAAGGCTTTAATAGCTTTTTCCGGGAGATACCGTTCCCCGGTCTTGCCAGAAGGTTTACCAGACTTGGTACGCCATTTCTGGGATGTCCAGGCTTTCAGGCTTTTCTGAGATTTCTCGAGTGGCATTATCGATACCCGCCGCCTTTATCTTTATATTCCTTGGCGAGCATTTGTGCCTTCCTAGCCGACCAAGAATTAGGTTTACCGCCTTTAGACCCGGCTTTGATCTTGTTAAACAGTTGTTTACGCATAGCAGGTTTGGTATAGTTACCTGCCTCGTTAACCTTGCTCTTAGTTTGCTTAGGCATTTAAGATCCTCTCAATGCTTTAAGATAGCATTGCCCCACCATGTAGGATCATCTTCCCATGTAATTACTTCGTCTTAAGACATTTACCGGCTGCTTTACACTTGGCAGGTGTTGGGCAACCTCTACAAGTCTTAAAGGCCATACCGCCCTTCTTCTTAGCTACTGGTTTCTTCATAGCGGTTCCACCTTTCTTGAATCGGCCCGGTTTCTCCAAGTTTAATACAGGCATTGGTTTGATCTTTCTTATGACATTCGCATCTACAAACTTTAGTATTACAGTTACACTCTAGGCAACTATCGCATTTATTGAGCATAGATTAAAACTTAATTTTGTATCTAATCATGGCACCATCGACACCTTTTTTAAAATTATCTTTGGGTGTCACAGAAAGAGACAACTCATCCTGGATTCCTATCCCGGTTACGTCTTTAATAGAAGCACTTAATTTACGCAGTTGTGCATCTGATATATTAGAAGCATTCTTAATACCAAACTTTTTTAGGTCATCCGAAGGTAAAAAGAAACTTCCTCCGATATCTCCTTGAGCCTCTACCTTATATTTTTTATCTTCATAACCGATAGCCGCGCCTAGCGTACCTCCGCCAGAAGTTCCGTACTCATTTTTCGAACCGCCCCCGTCAACATTTACTCTACCGGTAATTCCAGACTTTGTTCTACCCGAAACTTCCGCAGATAAATTTCCTACTGTATCTTTTTTATTAGAAGACCCGCTTCCAGAAATAGATCCACCAAAGGAAGGAGGTAAGGATTTCCCCTTATTACGAGGGTTTCTGAAATCTGCCATAGATCACCATTTTTCCTTATCGGCCCAGTAGGCAGCAGACATCTTACCCTTCTTAATATTCTTGGCGTGTCTGGCCTTAAAGCTGGCCCGCTTCTTCTTCATATGGTCTGATTCACCAGACTTAGGCTTACCGGCAGTCTTAGCACCTTGCTCACCGAACCGGATCAGCTTGACCTTATCACCTTCTTTAGCCAATACAGCGTGACTTTTCTTAGGATGATCGGGAGTACGCTTGGGTTTATTGTACCCGCTAAACTTTTCTCCACGGTGATCAATAGCCATAACTAAACCTCATAGTGGATGCTGGTTAACCGTAGAATCACAGGCTCCGTTTGCCAGCATCCGATATTCTCTTGTCCACCTCAAGCCCCGCAAGTACAAGGATGGATCAAGTCAACGGAATATAGTGTAATATTATAGACACTATTAAAAACCATGTCAAGAAAAAAGTTTATCTTTGTTGATTAAATATTCTTTTACCAGACCAGACCGGACTACATCCTGTACGCCGAACTCGATCCGGCTAAAGCTACGCATATTCGCCAGGATCTTTAGGAAATCCTCAATTGATATACAGACCTATAGTCTGGTGAGGAATATAGTATAGAAATACAGGATATATGTCAAGAGAAGATATTAAGAAGGTTAATAATACGATATATTAGATTACCAAACCCTATATATGGTAGGTTAGACTTCCCACGTAACATCATATATTTATTATGATACGTTACTTAGATAATATTTTATATATATTTTATATATTATATAGTCTGTAGTCTAAATTACGATCTAGATATTTATCTTAATGTATGTTTAGGAAATAATCTATATATTTTCTTAGTTATTGGTCTAATATATATTAAGAATAGGTCTGATATACACCTAATCTCTTAATACGGTATTCGTATTCAACTGAATACTCATAAGAGTATCATATATCCAACCAAAAGTCAACCCCTAAAATGCTATATACGGTAAATAATTCAACTGCCACCGTCTGTATCCCCTGATTTTACCTGTTGCATATCCGTATTTCCCTGGCATTTCCGTGACTATTTGTAATACTTGGTAACATTTGGTTACATTAAACTCGTGTCGGGGATTGATACGGGTATATATGCCATGTGTTTACATTGATTTGGGTGAATTTTGTATGATCGGGTATAACGTTACCCCGAACCCCCCCGTGGCTACCGCCCGACCCCCCCCGATCAACCCTGATAAACCGCAATCAATTTAATTTCTTTAGACTTACTGAACAAATTTAACCTGCGATTAACCTGTTTGGGTTTATCGGAGACTATTGGGATAGGCTAAACTGGCACGGAAATTGCACTACCGGCCGCGTGCAAGGATGCATACCTATACAACCAATCCGTTCTCATTATATATACACGCGAGACACAACCTGTCCGCGATAAATAAAAATAAACTCGCCTTCGTTTTTTTTGTGGTTTATCTTTTCGTGATGTGATTAAAAGGCGCTCGGGATTTTTTTCGGCGACGAGGAGTGCCCACTATGTCCAACGGTCTAGTAATCTATCGCGGCCCGAGTGTCCTCGACGGTTCGCCTATCGTCGTCATTGCCACTGGGCTAGGTTCCGGTTCGAGCAATCGAAAAACCGGGGCGCTTGTCCAGACTTGGATACTTCGCGAGGACGTGTCGCCTATCAAGGCGATCCAGAACGGGTCCGACGTTTCAATCTGTGGCGCTTGCCCACATCGCGGGCGTATTGAGGACGGGCGAAACGTGGGCCGGTCATGCTATGTTAACGTGGGCCAAGCGCCGCTTAACGTGTGGCGGACGTTCCACCGCGTACCGCTCGCCAATGGTAAGCCGCGTTCGGGATATCCTGAAGCTCGCCCAGATGAATTGTCGGCAATGTTTGCGGGGCGCTTGGTTCGCTTGGGATCATATGGCGATCCGGCGGCGGTTCCGGTCTGGGTATGGCAAGCGGTTATGGCGCAAGCGGACGGCGGGACCGGTTACACTCACCAGTGGAAGGATGCCGCGCCCGAACTTGCTCAATGGTGCATGGCATCATGCGACAGTGAGGCCGACCGTGTTTTCGCCAAGCTCGTGGGCTATAGGACTTTCCGCGTCACTGCGCAGGATAGTCGGACGGACCGTGGCGAACGTGAAGTGATATGTCCCGCGTCGGATGAAGCGGGCAAGGTCACGCTTTGCGCGGCGTGCAAAGCGTGCGGCGGACTATCTGCGAAAGCTAAGGCGGACATTGTGATCACGGTTCACGGCCCGACCTATGCTAAGGCGAACGGCAGGCGGAACCTTGCCAACGTCTAAGGCGAAACGGGGCCACGCGCCCTGTCGACCGGACAAGCGGCCCCCGGTCCTGATGAGCCGGCCGCGCGAAGCAAGAGGAAACAGAACCATGCCACGCCAAATCGACAACGATACCGCCATCGCTTTCACGGGGCTTTCCATGGGCCATATCGTCAAGGTTTACAGCCGCGACGACGACTGGCAGGTTCTTGTTTACGATCCGCATGGAGTAAGGATTAGTGAGCATTGGTACAGTCAGTGTCGAGTAGATCGTCCGGGCATCCTGTATCGCACGTCGTATGTTTCGGATATCACACGCGAAGAACGGCTAGCCGCGTACCGTTTTAATTGAAAGCGTAACACATCATCGGAGGAAATAAATATGTATGAGCCTGTAAACTTGCGCCGCCGGGCCTGCTTCGATTACTACGCGGGCGCTGAATGGACTCAATTCTACTCGTCAGGCGTAGGGCAGTCTCGCGATAGCAACGCGCTCGAACGCTCTAACTTTGTGTGTATGCTGAATGCTCTCGGAGGCGAGAGCGATACCGTTATCGTGGTAAGAGAAGGGCATTGGGCTGTCGGCTGGATTGAATGGATTGCGATCCACGAAACCGATGCGCGCGCGCTGGAGGAAGCTGACGAGATTGCCGGTGCGCTGGAAGATTACCCTGTAGTCGATGAAAGCCATTGGTCTGAATTGGAGATGGAAGAAGCGAATGAAGTCTGGGCGCAATGCTATGACGTTCGAGAACGGATTGCGTACATCCGTAAGCATCGGGATCAATTCGAATTCCATAACTTCGCTGATATGCTAGGCTGTATTCGCGGTAATTACTTCGCTGGATACGCAAGCGACTTACTCTCTTAATAGGCTTTCGCTTTGATCCTATCTAGGGATAGAATGTTCCTAGATAGATTGAGAGCGTGACCTATAACACACGGAGTAGAACCATGACCGCCGTTCATATCTCAAAAATGACAGGCAAGCTTGACGGCCTACGCGCCATCAGCACTAACACCGTGACCAATCCGTTCTGTCAGAAGATGAATACGTCCGGCGATACCATATGCCGTCAGTGTTATTCCCATGGTATGCTGAATTCATACCGTAAGAACATGCAAGCCAGTCTGCAGCGCAATTCGGATCTGCTATCAGACCGCGTGCTGGATCAATCGGAATTGCCGACAATCCTAGATGCTTTCTTTCGGATCAACGCGCATGGCGAGCTTATCAACGCAACACATCTGGAAAATATTTGCCGCATCGCAGAGCACAATCCGCATTGCAATGTGGCAGTGTGGACTAAGCGCAAAGATATCGTATCGCGTATGTTTGCCAAGCGGGCTAAGCCTAGCAATCTCATACTGATATGGTCTAATCCCAAGGTCGACGCGGTGGTGTACGATCCGCCGAAACACTTTGACCGAGTGTTCAACAACGTGTCCTATGAACACAAGCGCACCGAACAGAACTGCACCGGTCAAAAATGCCGCGATTGTCTGCTATGCTATAAGCTTGATACAACCAAGGTAATCGTGGAAGCCGTGAAGCTTAACGGACGCACTGTCAAAGCCTCCTGATATCAACCGGAACGGCTGGCCGTGCTGGCCGTTCTAGTGGATACCAGAGCAATCGAAGGAGGAACAGAGTTATGAAAGAGATCAGGTATGTTTATGGGGCTTTCACCTCATGGGAAAAAGCGGGAGATGCTCTTGAGAATTACTATGCAGACGGTGAAATCAGCGCATGTGAGATGCCAAGGATTGAGTATAAGGGGGCCGCTTGTTACACGATAACCCTGCGGGATATTAACGCAACAGAGGCGCTCAGTCGTTCCTGATACTAAGCTTACGTGGATACCAGAGCAATCAAACGCAAAGAGGTGTCGTCATGGCGAACATTCGAAAGCGTACCGTGAAGATATCCACTATCCTAAATGCTACGGCATTCTCGGTCGGATATGAGGCAGCATCAAAGGGCATCCCGTTTGATCCAGACGCCCACAAGGGCGAGAAAGATCACGGATTTTCCGCGCCGTACCTGTACGAAAACGGCAGATATTTCGCGGCGCATTGCAAGGCGGAACTAGGTCGCTGCATCCCGCTTAAGTATGGCAGGATCGTATCCAGGGAAGCTATCAAGGAATACCACAACGCCATGCGAAGCGGATCGGTCTGATATGATTTACACTCTATACATCCACGATAAGCCTGTGATATGGTCCAGCCGGATCGAGGTGATCGACGCCAACATAGCCGCGCTCGGCAGTCTCGCCAAATGGTGCCGGGTAGAACCGAGGGAGAGTTAATCAAATGACTATCATCGTCGCTTGCATCTTCACCGCTGGCCTGATATGGTTGGCAATAGATCAACTGTTCTCGTTTCTGGAGGATTAACCTATGCTCGACAGATCGCTGAACACTTTGCTTGATTCCGATCTCCTATGGCTGGCAATGCGGGCTAGGGCGGATAATATAATTTGTCCCACACCAGAGTCGCGCCGAATCGAGATAGACTGTCAGCACGAATTGCTGCAGAGGTATTCTGAGGACAGCATCATGGGAGGACTCGTGCGTGAGGGATCGTACACCACTGCCTATCTGAAGTGGGTCAATCAGAGGGAGACAGCCCTATGACCTTGATCACCGGGACCGCTATCTGTCTCACCATCGCCTTGCTAATCTGCTTGGCATGGTATACTATCACCAAGTGAACCACACTCAATCAACAGGAGACTATCATGTCTGACTACATCACCATCAAGGCCGCCTCTAATCTGTTCGACGTGCCTGTCATGACCTTGCACAAGGCATTGCGTAACAATAAGATTAACGGGGTACATGCTGGCACCGGAGGCGACTCTAAAGCATCGGGCCTAGATGGTCGGCTGGTGTATCACAATCTGGTCAGCGTGAGCAGCGTTATCAGGTGGAACGCTGACAGGATGAAAGATAAAGTGTGATGAATGATGTCAGGGACCAGGTCAGGGATCAGGTCTGGGATCAGGTCTTGGATCAGATCAGGGATCAGGTCGGGGAGCAGGTCTGGGATCAGATCAGGGATCAGGTCTGGGATCAGGTCACGGATCAGGTCTGGGATCAGGTCAGGGATCAGGTCTGGGATCAGGTCTTGGAGCAGGTCACGGATCAGGTCGAGGAGCAAACTAGATGAAACAGGTCACATATCAGGTCTGGGATCAGGTCAGGGATCAGGTCAGGGATCAGGTCGGGGATCAGGTCAGGGATCAGGTCAGGGATCAGGTCTGGGCTCAGGTCTGGGCTCAGGTCGTGGATCAGGTCGGGGATCAGGTCAGGGATCAGATCAGGGATCAGATCAGGGATCAGGTCAGGGATCAGGTCGTGTATCAGGTCTGGGCTCAGGTCGGGGATCAGGTCGGGGATCAGGTCTGGGATCAGGTCTGGGATCAGGTCTTGGAGCAGGTCTTGGAGCAGGTCAGGGATCAAGTCTAGGCTCAGGTTAGGTATATAAAACAACTCACGAACAGGAGTATCTAAAAATGCGTGTATCTTTTGGGCATGCCGGATCGGCAGATCATACCGGAGAGGGTTGGGATTTCGAAGTAGCATTCGAGCCGACTCGATTCGATAAGAGCAAGTACGTACTCAATGCCGATACCGGGGACGTGTTAGGTATCGTCGGCAAAGACTTCAATTGCGTCAGTCATGCTGAGTTCTTCGAGGGGATCGAGGACGGTTTCCCTGATGGATTCGGGTCGGCTACCACTCGAACCTTCACCAGTCGCAAAGGTGCTTGGGCATTGCGTGAATGGGCATTCGAGGGTATGCAGTCCCTGATCTCTACTGATCAGAAGGAAAGCTCACTGGTCTATAAGATCGTGGCGTGGCATGGTCTGGATGGTCTGACATCCAATAACGTCCTGTCCGGGTCGCGTCTGTCCTGGTGTCTTAATACCTGTGTATGGGGTGAAGATATCTCTCATATCCGCAGGAAGAACAGCCGACACTTTGATCTTGACAAGTTCCTTCTTGAAGTACAGGATGGTTCTGTTATCTTCGCTCAGCATATCGAAGCCATGAAACGGATGGCGCAGCGTAAGATCACACTGGATCAGGCAGAAACGGTGATCAATAATATCATCCCGTTCGAGCGTACCCAGAAGGCTATGATTGAACTGGCCGCAGATAATATGGACCAGTGGGGCAACAATACCTTCGGGCTGTATAATGCCTTCACTAACTACGCAACCTATGCCGATGAACGGAATGGGTTTGCTATGCGAGACAGTTCAAACGATAATCAGATTGAACGCTTGCATTCCAGGTCATTTGATGTTATGAACTGGGTCAACACCGCTGCATTTCAGTCGATTGCAGCTTAACATGAGGAGACTAAGCATATGAAAACCTTCACCAACATGGCCGCTCAAGGTGACTTCATCATCTTCCGGGTTGACACAATCCCGGAGAACCTAGAGAAGATCCAGCCGGATCAAGGCTATCTGACCATCGCTCACAGTGAGACCGGGCATGATCATGTCATGCTGGCTGAACGCACCACCGCATACAAGGATCGTATGACCTCGGACGACAAGCTGTTCGAACTGTTCCTGTCAGTCGAAGCACCCACCGAGATCATTCACAAGCGGTCCTATGATACCCATGAAACCCTGCTTGTTCCCGCTGGTAACTATGTTATCAAGCGCCAGCGTGAGTACACCCCGGAGGGATATCGCCGGGCTGCTGATTGATCTAAACTAGGGCGGGCTGTGTCTGATATGGCCCGCCCTTTCCTTGGTGGAGCAAACAAAATGAATCAGGTCGGGTATCAGGTCAGTGATCAGGTCAGGGATCAGGTTTGGGGTCAGGTCTGGGATCAGGTCTGGGATCAGGTCGATGGTCAGGTCAGTGATCAGGTCAGGGATCAGGTTTGGGGTCAGGTCGATGGTCAGGTCAGTGATCAGGTCAGGGATCAGGTCAGGGATCAGGTAAAAAATCAGTCTAACAACTCAGTATAACATCATCAACTTAGGGAGACGTGTCATGTTGAATAACCTCAACGACGAACAAATCAAAGGTATCGAAGTCTGCCGTGACAAGTGGATCAAGATTGGTCTACAGACAGGGCCGATTGACCGTGATGCTGCTATCGTAGCAGTTAACAAAGCCTACAAGCGTGCCGGTCTTGAGCATCCCAAGGAAGTTGTGTTCTGTTCTAGCCCTCTGGATATGGATAAGAAGATCCGAGGGGCAAGCAAAGATCAGCACAACTTCGTTTCCAGCAACGGATTTGCCAACTGCTGGACCGGTTGGGTAGCATTTACCGACTACTTCCACACCTATACAGACGTGAAGAACTTGGAAGTATTCGAGGGTCTGCGTGATCTGTCTTACAACTGTGGGTTTGTCAGCTTCTTCGATACTCACGTCTTTATCTCGGAACGTCCTGAGTATATCAAGATGGATGATACCGGTCTCACCCACTGCGAAAACGGCCCTGCTATCCGATATGCTGATGGGTTCGAAGTGTACATCTGGCATGGTGTCCGTGTCCCTAAGTCTTGGATCACCGACGGGCCTGACATTAAGCAGGCTCTCCACAACAGCAACCTAGAAATGCGTCGGGTAGCATCCGAGATCATCGGCTGGGCTAAGATCCTGGATCATTATCAGGCCGAGGTTATTAACGAGGACGCAGATCCTCAGATCGGTACTCTGCTCAAGGTCAATATCCCAGATGTTGGCGAGGAGTATTTCCTTAAGGTTCTGTGTGGAACCGGTCGTACGTTTGCTATCCCTGTTCCTGAGACGGATGAGGATGGTAAGCTTATCGACACCGCCCTGGCTGCTAATGCTTGGACGTATGGTATCAAGCCTTGGGAGTACAAGCCGGAAGTCAGAACCTAACAAGCCGAAGGCAGGATATAATCCTGCCTTCTCTTTACCTAAGTCAGGGAGCAAACAAAATGAAGCAGGTCTGGGATCAGGTCAGGGCTCAGGTCGGGGATCAGGTCTGGGATCAGGTCGATGGTCAGGTCGGGGATCAGGTCGCGTATCGGGTTAGGAATCAGGTCAGGAATCAGGTCGGGGATCAGATCGGGGTTCAGGTTGGGGATCAGGTCTGGGATCAGGTCTGGGATCAGGTCAGGGCTCAGGTCCGGGGGCAAACAAAATGAATCAGGTCGGGTATCAGGTCAGGGCTCAGGTCGAGGTTCAGGTCAGGGCTCAGGTCTGGGATCAGGTCTGGGATCAGGTCGGGAATCAGGTCGCGTATCAGGTCTGGGATCAGGTTAGGGCTCAGGTCTGGGATCAGGTCAGGGCTCAGGTCAGGGCTCAGGTCTGGGCTCAGGTCTGGGATCAGGTAGGGGCTCAGGTCGGGGCTCAGGTCAGGGAGCAAACAAAATGAATAAGGTCTTAGTTCAGGCCAGGGCTCAGGTCGGGGGGCAAACAAAATGAATAAGGTCGAGGTTCAGGTCAGGGCTCAGGTCTGGGATCAGGTCAGGGATCAGGTCTGGGATCAGGTCAGGGCTCAGGTCAGGAATCAGGTCTGGGATCAGGTCTGGGATCAGGTCAGGGCTCAGGTCGAGGATCAGGTCTGGGATCAGGCCAGGGATCAGGCCAGGGCTCAGGTCGGGGCTCAGGTCGGGGGGCAAACAAAATGAATAAGGTCGAGGTTCAGGTCAGGGCTCAGGTCTGGGATCAGGTCAGGAATCAGGTCGCGTATCAGGTCTGGGATCAGGTCGCGTATCAGGTCAGGAATCAGGTCGCGTATCAGGTCAGGGATCAGGTCAGGAATCAGGTTGGGGGTCAGGTCAGGGATCAGGTCTGGGATCAGGTCTGGAATCAGGTCAGGGCTCAGGTCAGGGAGCAAACAAAATGAATAAGGTCTTAGTTCAGGTCAGGGCTCAGGTCTGGGATAAGGTCTGGGATCAGGCTGATGGTCAGGTCAGGGCTCAGGTCGCGTATCAGGTCAGGAATCAGGTCGGGGGTCAGGTCGGGGCTCAGGTCGGGGATCAGGTCTGGAATCAGGTCTGGAATCAGGTCTGGAATCAGATCAGGGCTCAGGTGTCTGGTGATATTGGGAATCACTAACGAAAGAAAATAATACATGAATACTTTGGAGTCACTAGGTCTTGTTGACTGGTTTATATATCTTGGGTTAATATCGGTTTACCTATTGGTATTCTGGTTCCTGCATCTAGTGAACCAAGCGGATAACGGAGAACTTGATGATCATTAATAGTATGTTTCTTGTTGGTACGGACGAAGATGATCTTGACTTTGATCAAGATTTCGAGGATATTTTATGGACCGAAAAGAGTATGTTTATCGTTGAAGAAAATATCAGGTTGAAGCCCTGGGATGTAGACTTCAACAGAGGGGTGTGGTCAGATGAAGACGCACAAACAGAAAGGGAAATCCAATCCTTTCGCAAAACAATTGAGGACGAGTCTGTATAAACCCAAGGTCGCACAGAACAAGAGTAAGTACGACAGAAAAAAACAGGGAAAGGTGGATCATGGTCTTAGACGAAACATCGCTAGACTGGACGATTGAAACGCTGGTTCTTGATGCTAACAGCTTCGCCGGTTTAACCTGGAATGAAGCTCTTATGGCCGAGAACATGCGACGGGCTGCTGATTATCTATCAGAAATGAAAAAGGAAAAGGAACAGATCATGGATATGGACAAGTATCAGACTGAATCACTCAAGACCGCCGTGTATCCCGAGGGTCAGGGCAAACTGTATACGGTTCTGGGTCTGGCGAATGAGGCCGGTGAAGTAGCCGGTGTGGTTAAGAAGATTATCCGGCAGGATGTTCATCTTCCTCGCTGCCTGACAGAAGAAGAAAACGACAGGATGAACCAGGAAAAGATCCGCGCTGAACTTGGCGATGTGCTATGGTACTTGGCTGCTGTAGCAAAAGAGTATAACCTTAAGATGTCTGATGTCGCTCAGTATAACCTGGATAAACTAAAGGACCGGGCAGAGCGTGGTGTTATTAAGGGGTCGGGTGATAACCGATGAATGAGGTTAATAATCAGGTCAGTGAGCAGATCATGGGTCAGGCCAGGCATCAGATCATGGATCAGGTCAGGAATCAGGTCTGGGATCAGGTCTGGTATCAGGTCAGGAATCAGGTCAGTGGTCAGGTCAGTGGTCAGGTCTGGGGTCAGGTCAGTAGTCAGGTCTGGTATCAGGTCTGGGATCAGGTCAGGGGGCAAACAGGATGACTATCACATCACCGTTAAAAGCTATCCGACAAAACTGTATCGAGTGTTGTGGAGGCAGCAAGCATGAGGTCAGTCTATGCCCCGCTACTGGATGCTCGCTCCACCCCTTCCGCTTTGGTAAGAATCCATATAGTAAACGTACACTTTCAGACGAACAAAGAGAAGCTGCTAGGGTACGCCTACAGAACTATCACGAAGCGAATAAAACAACATAACTAAACATAAAACAGAGGCTTCCGTAGCTCAACTGGATAGAGCATGAGACTTCTAATCTCAGGGTTGCAGGTTCGAGCCCTGCCGGGAGCACCAATCTATCTTAAGGAAACTATATGCTATCAGACTATCCCGAACCATGGACGGTCAGCACTTGGATCATTTATCTGCTGGTGTTAGGGTGCTATTTCGGTGTACTATATGTATTAAGCGCGGCAGAGCGTATCAATTATGGAGAATCAAATGATGATTAAGAGCGGGTTCGTACCTGACACACTAGAGGATTATGACGAGTTCGATGACTGGGTATGGACTGATAGGGATACGGAATCAGTCGAAGAAAATATCAAGATCAAACCATGGGATCTTAATATCGGCAGAGGGGTATGGTCAGATGAAGAGACCGAAACACAAAAAGAAATCGAATCCTATCGCCAAAGATTTGATGACGAGTAAATACAAACCAATAGCATTACCCAATAAGAAGAAAGAACAGAAAAAAGTCGGGTACTCTAACCAAGACACAGGTGATAGCAAATGAAACAGGTCAAGTGGCAGGTCAGGGCTCAGGTCTGGGATCAGGTCGGGGATCAGGTTGAGGCTCAGGTCTGGGATCAGGTTGAGGATCAGGTCAGGACTCAGGTCAGGACTCAGGTCAGGGATCAGGTCGAGGGTCAGGTCTGGGATCGGGTCTGGGATCAGATCAAGGAGCAAACTAGATGAAACAGGATGTAATCTATGGAGACTTAGAGGACATAGTCCTTGATGATATATATGAGACCTATCCTAACATAGAGTCAGAAGATTGGTGTGGCAGGATAGATATGTTTTGGAAGGATAAACTAGATGATACAGGATCTTCTCAATGATGTGATCTTGAAGGATGGGGAAACCCTGAGACTGAACTGTCCATCCTGCGGTGGGTACAAGACATTCACGATCACTAAGCTGTCCGGGTCTACAGTCTGGAACTGTTACAAGGCATCGTGTAATCTTAAGGGAGGCAAGGGTTCAACCTATTCTCTCAAGGCATATCAAGGGTTACGCAACACTGAACCAGCCGATCTTGTATTCGACTTGCCTCACTCGTTCACTCTGGATATACCAGACCATATGATTAAGTACCTGGAAAAGAACAATGTTCTCAAGGCATGGCGTCGGGGATTGGTAGATCTATACCATGATGTGTCTCAGGACCGGGCTGTATTCCTGATCAAGAAAGATGGTAAGCCTGTAGATGCTGTAGGTAGAGCACTCAAGTACGGTATGAAGTGGCTCAGGTATGGTAAGAGTTCCGAACCGTTCGTGGTCAGGACAGACTTGAACCATGCTATCCTGGTGGAAGATGCAGCCTCAGCTTGTGCGGTATCTGAATATGGGACTGGCATAGCCTTACTGGGTACAAGCCTTACCTGTCGTGCGCTAGAGGTGGTCACGCAATACAAATCAGTTACCGTAGCCTTGGACCGGGATGCGTTCAACAAATCACTAGCCTTAACACGTAGACTCAGGCAATATATGGCAGCCAATGCCAAGCTGCTTCGGGAAGATCCGAAGGCATACCCTAGAGGAGTTATTGAGTGAGCGATAACACGAACAATCTCTTGCTCGGCCTGTTTCTTAAATACGATTTCTGGGAGAGCAATCATCTGCTCATCGGGGATCAGTATTTCCAGGACGAGAGCAAGCGTATCTATTCTATAATCTCAGAGGCGCATAGCAAATACAAGCGGGATCTAACTATCAACGAGGTTGAGGCTTTGTTGATGGCTAAGTATCCTCTGCTTACTTCCGCTCAGAAGTCTCTGTATATTAATCTGCTTCGGGATATCAAGCCGGTTATCGGTAGCGATGTAGCCGAGGAAGTTATCAAAGCATCCTTTCGTGAGCATGTGGGTGAGACCATTGCTCAGTTAGGTATGAACCTGATCGAAGGTAACGAGACCGATCTATCAAAGGTCAAGGAACTGGTAGAGAAGTATGAGGGCGGGTTTATCCCAGAGAAAGAACTAGAGGTTCTGTCCAACGAGTTCGAAGATATCCTGGAGTATGCTAACGATAAGCTACCGTGGAAGTTTAACCTCGCCGGGTTGAACAGATTGATTCCTGGTATCGGGCCGGGTAACTTCGGTATCATGTTTGCCCTGGTGGAGTCAGGTAAGTCAGCCTTTAATATCTCTATCTGCTTTGGTCCTGATGGATTTGCAGAACAGGGAGCACGAGTATTGTATGTAGCTAATGAAGAACCCGCCGAGGCTACTCGGTTTCGGGCAGTCATGTCCAACACAGGGTTCTCTGAGGAGCGTTTGCTACAGAATAAACATGCTGCCAGAGATATGTGGAGAAGGATCAAGGATAACGTACTGTTCCATGAGACAACCGAGATCCGTCAGCTAGAGGCTTTGGTCAAGAAGTACAAGCCTGATATCGTTGTGGTAGATCAGATGGATAAACTGAATATCAATGGATCATTCGCTCGTGATGATCTTAAACTGTCAGAGATCTATCGCCATGGTCGGGAGATCGCTAAGAAGAATCAGTGTTCTGTCATTGCTGTAACCCAGGCTGATGTTAGTGCTGATGGTCGGACCAGTCTCAGGTTCACACAGATGTCTGGTAGCAAGATCGGTAAACCTGCTGAGGCTGATTATGTTCTTGGTCTCGGTAAGGAATCAACCGAGAATGGTTCTGATAACTTCCTACGATACCTAACTGTATCTAAGAATAAGATCGGAGGTAAGCATGGTCGGTGTATCATTACGATCCAGCCAGAAGTATCTCGGTATCGGGATTAAGATTTCTCTTGACTTTTCAGAAACCGTATGGTACTACGTACTTCGTTACGTACGAAGCCACAAAGCGTAGTACGGAACGTGGTTTGTTGTGACAGGTGTATCTATAATGTCAGATAAAACTAAAGAAGAACTTATAGAAGAAAATACTAGGCTAAGGAAAGTACTAAGTACCAGCTTTCCTGAAAGATCGGGTGATATATTTATCTGTGGTTCTTCTAAGGATGTATCATCAGATGGTCTACCAGAGTCTGTAATGATCTGTCCTACTTATGGATCAGACTATTTTGTAATCTATAGAAAGGTTAGGTAAGGTATGGCTAAGGGTAAGAAGTCTAAAGGTAAGCATTACGTATCCAAAGGTGAGCGGCCTAGTGTTAAGAGATCAATCCTGAAAGCGGTCAGGAAAGATGTCAGCCCCTTAACAAGGGCTATCTATAAGCTAGAAGCACAAGGTAAGGTCAAGAAAGAGCCTAGCCAATCCGGTCCCTAATATACATAGCCATAAGGAATATCGTGAAGAATCATATACTTAATAGAATGCGTGATGCAGCCTATGCCGTGGCTTTGTCAGGTCAGGGTGTCGGACAACGATGTGCCTTCCGACACGGTGCCGTATTGTTTGACCGGTCAGGTAAGATCTTATCAGCTAAGTCTAACAGTCTTAAGACCCATCCTAAGCTGGCTAAGTTCACTGACTATCCGTATCTCCATGCTGAGTCCGCGTGTATCATCGGTCACGGTATGGATAACTGTGATGGCCTTAGTCTCCTGGTTCTAAGAGTGTTGAAGAATAATCAGGTCAGCCTATCTAAGCCTTGTGTTATCTGTCAGAGAGTGATAGAAGATGCAGGACTAAAGAGTGTGTACTATACTGATGTCAATGGAATGGTTAAGAGGTTGTGATGTACGATCTAGTTGTTGATTTGGAGGTAGACGTACACGGAGACAGGTCAGATCCAACACCATACAACAACCAGAATATTCTATCAGGTATCGGTTATCTCCGTATCGGTATGGACACTGATCCTGTCTGTGTATTCCCTGACAACCCTGACGGCATAGATACATTCCGTTCTATCCTTAAAGATGCCCGGTGTGTTATCGCACACAATGCCAAGTTCGATATGTCCTGGTTACGTGAGACCGGGTTCGATACCGAGGCTAAGTTGATCGACACTATGATCAACCAGTATGTACTTAACAGAGGTCAGCGTGGTCCTCTTTCCCTATCAGCACTAGCAGAAATATACGGTGTTACAAGGAAGCTGGACTCCCTTAGCCAAGCACTAGATGCTGGTCAGAATTACTCAGATCTAGATAAGGAAACTCAGGTAGCGTATCTGTCTGCTGACGTACTTGCCACCGCTGAGATCTATCAGAAGCAGACTAAGATACTTCAGGACGAGGACAGCAAATCCCTTGTCCCTATTAGGGATCTTATGTGTGAGTTCTGTTCCGTCTTGACTGATATCGAACGGTCTGGTATGGCTATCGACCTTGAGGCATTGAACAAGGTGGATCAGGACTATCAGAAAGAGCAGGAAGAACTAACTCAGTTTCTGACCAAGTACACCAGCCATCTCATGGGCGATACTCCGGTTAACCTTGGTTCACCAGAACAGATGTCCGAGGTTATCTATTCGTGTAAGCTGACTAACAAGGCGCTCTGGAAAGATATCATGAATATCGGTACGGATGCACGAGGTAAGCCTAAGCGTCGGCCACACATGTCCCTGGTGGAGTTTAAGGATGCACTAAAGAGGTGCTTCGAACGATCCTATAAGACCAAGGCTATGCAGTGTCCGTCATGCCAGGGTCGGGGATCATTCTATAAGACCAAGAAAAGCGGAGAACGGTTTAAGAATCCTACTAAGTGCTCGGGTTGTGAGGGGTCAGGCTTTATCTATACAGATACCAAGCAACGTGCTGGGTTGAATGTGTCACCTTCGGTTGCCTTGGCAGCGTCAGGTGGATTCAAGACTGATAAGATCACCTTGTCGTCTCTACTGAACAAGACAGATAATCCAGAAGCTAAGAAGTTCCTTGAGTCTATCATCCGACTGTCAGCGATTGATACGTATCGCTCGTCTTTTATTGAAGGTATCAGGAAAGGAATAAAGAGTGACGGTCTTCTTCACGCTAACTTTAATCAGTGTGTTACTGCTACTGGCCGCTTAAGTAGTAGCAATCCCAACCTACAGAACTTCCCTAAAGGTAAACTGTTCCCTGTTCGTAAGGCATTCGTTAGCCGGTTCGATGGCGGTCAGCTTATCGAGATTGATTACTCCCAGCTAGAGTTCCGGGTGGCTGGTATCCTTGCCAGAGACCCTAAGATCAAACAGGAAGTCGAGTTAGGGTTTGACGTACATGCTTATACGGCCCAGGTCTTGACTGATAACGGCGAGCCTACAGAACGTGGGCCAGCTAAAGCATCTACATTCCGTCCGCTGTACGGTGGTACAACAGGTACACCAGCACAGATGGCTTACTTTCGGGAGTTCTTCGACAAGTATCAAGGAGTGTTTCAATGGCATATTGAACTACAGGATCAGGCTATTCGTACTGAACGGGTTGTCACAGCAACAGGTAGACAGTTTGAGTTTCCCGGCGTACACCGCACCAGGCATGGTACAGCTAGTGCCAAGACCCAGATCGTTAACTACCCGGTTCAGTCTGTAGCTACGGCGGAGATAGTCCCGCTCGGGGTGATCATCCTGCATAAAACCCTAAGACGGATGCAGCTTAAAAGCCTAGTGATCAACACGGTCCATGATAGTGTGCTGGTTGATACTCACCCCGACGAAATCAATATCATTAAGCAGGTTGGACCTCAGTGTCTGCTTGATGCACAACAGGAAGCGACTGATCGATTCGGTATAGATCCCTTCATACCCTTGGCGGTCGAGATGTCTAAAGGAAAAAACTGGATGGAGCAAGAAGATTTCTCTTGACTTTTAGAAACTATAGGATTATATATACCCTCATTAGCAACGCGAGGATAATATGTACGACATGATGCACGATGAAGACGAAGAATGTATCAACCTGTCAATCAATTTAAATTCTGGTAATACCAGTTATCAGTCGGTAAACTTGTCCTCTAGCCACCCTTACGATGAAACTTGGCTTGTTCTAGTCGAACAGTTTATCAAGGCACTCAATGCCTATGGGTTTGTTATCAGAGGAACTAACCAGTTAGTTATCGACCCTTACGGAAAAGTCACTCGCACCGAAATTAATGAAGGACATACTTATGAGTAATCTAGCTATCATCACTGACTCCACTGATTTTTCCCAGCTTTACACAACCCTTTCTCCGGCTGGACCTAACATCGCCCGTCTCCGTATCAACCGGGATTCCTCTGTCGAGGGCTCAGATGGTAGCCTACTGACTGTACCTGCACCGTCTCTTGCTCTGCGGGACACTGATGATACCGAGCTATACTCGAATGATTGCTATCTTCGGGTTTATCTCGACACGATGCAGACCGCCGTGTTCGATTCGGATGCCGAAGAATATACTAATATGTCCGCTCATTTCCGAGACTTTAGTAAGCCTGCTATCGATTGGTTAGGTGGTGATAAGTGTGGCTGGGTTCCGGCTAAGGTGCGTGAGAAGCTACGTGTAGAAGATCCGACTGCTTATGCTACCGCTAGCAAGGTCAAGCTGTACCGACATGTATATGGTACGGTTCGTATGGTTGATGCAGTCGATCCTTCAACCGGTGGTACTAAGGATATTGATAGTGTCCCATTCCGCCTCCGTCTTGGTCCGTCTAACTTTATGGAGATCGGAAATGTCATCGGCGGTATTGTAAAGCAAGGCGTAAACCCTGCCTCTGTAGAACTTAAGATTGACTTTGAACTTAAGAAGCGAGGTTCTAACAAGTGGTTCAACCTTAAGTACAAGCCGATCATGACCAACATCATCGATCTTGATAGTGATTACCAGGAGTTGCTGAGCGACTTTGCTCAATTGGTTAAGGTTGAGAATGAGCAGATTCTGGATAAGATGCGGGAGAATGCCAGTGAGGTTGTTGACGAGTTCGATGACGTTCTAGAGGCATAACCGGTGCTTAGTTCTAAGCATCCTTTGCAGGAAAAGATCGACGGGTTCCTTAGCGGGAACCCTGAGATCCCCCGAGAGGTACTGGCTCAGACCGCTCAACAGTTTGCGGAGAAACTAGAAAGGTTTAACGAGACCCGTGGACCTAGGAAAGGTCTTCCCTCTCTATCACAAATCGGTAAGCCGTTCTGTCAGTTACATGCTGAGAAGATCGGTATGGCTATGACACCTGAGTTACCCAGTTTTAAGATCAAGATGACTTACGGTGATATGACTGAGGTTATCGCTGTTGCTATCCTTAAGTCTGCCGGTGTTGATATCGTAGCCTTGAATCAGAAGACACGACTTGAGACACCGTTAGGAGATCTTAACGGAGAGTTCGACCTGATGATTGATATCGATGGCGAACTGTCTATGTGGGATATCAAGAGCGCATCTAAGTTTGCTTTCGAGCGCAAGTTTTCTTCCTACAAATATCTAAAGGAAGGAGATTCATTTGGTTACGTAGATCAGTTATGGGGTTACACCTTAGCAGAACGAGTCAAGTATCCTGATCTGAAGATCGGCGGTTGGATCGTTATCAGTAAAGAGACCGGAGAGATGCTGGTATGTCCTGCTGATCCTGGCGATGAAGACGAATACCGAAGGAAGATCAAGGACACCCTTGATAGGTTTCTGGAAGCTGACGATACCAACTTCAAGCGGGAGTTTTCGGATGTACCAGAGACTTTCTATAAGAAAGAAACAGGCAATAGGAAGTTAGGAGTTACGTGTTCTTATTGCAGTTTTAAATTCTCGTGCTGGGAAACCTTGGAGTACCGGCCTAAAGCAAAGTCGAAAGTTAGAGATGCCTACGAATACTACACCTTCTACCAAGAAGAAGAAGATATCCGTAGCGTCTGCTAAGGCTAAGGGCCGTAGGCTACAGCAATGGGTCAGAGATTTCTTAAGGTCAAATCTGGCAGGAGTTGAGAACGATGACATTACCTCAACTCCTGGTGGCGTTAATGGTCCTGATATTGGTCTTAGTCCTCTGGCCCGTCGCGCATTCCCTTGGACCGTTGAGTGTAAAGCACGAGCAAGAGTTGGGTTGTACGATGCCTTAGAGCAGGCAGAGTCTAACCTTATTGACAACACACGACCAGTAGCTATATATAAGCAAGACCGCAAAGAACCTATAGCAGTCTTATACGCTAAAGATTTCTTGGAGTTAACCGTATGTCAGACGAAACCAAAGAAGAAATGAATTTCCCTTTCGAGATCCCTAACAACACGGTCGGGATCTTTGTGTATTGTGAGCCGGGATCACAGAACATCCTTCTTCAATCATATGAGTTCGTAGATAAGTCGACTGTCGGCACAAAAGAGTATGATGCCGTAGCTGTTCTGTCCACCCAGATCATTGATGCTATCAGGCAGATTATTGATTCATTCGTTGAGGAAGTAGACGAAGACTTTACTCAATCCGATTTCACTGACGGCGATCAGTATGGACTACCATTTCCTAAAATTAATCCGGTGAATTAACATGGACCGCTGTAAGATTATTCTTGAGGCTAATGATCTTATCACGAGTGACAGAGCTAAGGACTATGGGGATGCTCGTCAGAATTTCTTAAACATCTCTAAAGGGTGGTCGGTTATCTTCGGTGTTAATGTAGCACCTGAGAAGGTGGCACTGGCTATGGATTGGTTGAAGACTTGTAGACTTATCACTAGCCCGGAACATGTGGATAGTTGGATTGATAAGGTTGGTTACTCCGCTCTAGGCGGTGAAGTTGCTATCAAAGAGGATTAAGCAAATGACTATGATTGACGAGATTGCTAAACTAGAAGAAGAAATCGAGCAGCGTAAAGCTAAGATTAAGTCTATCAAGGAAGACAGCCGAAGCGATATGCTCAATACTATCGCAGATGCACGCGAGAAATACCGTGAGGCAGCAACAAAGCTAAGCGGTCTGATCGCTGAGTATCAAAAGATGTACCCGGCTTCGCTTCCTCTTACGTATCCTGATCTTCTCCGAGGCACAAAGTTTCGGCTATGAAGTCTAGGGTACAGATCTTATTAGAGATTGATTCGGAGGCTACCTGGATTCCATCAGACGGGGTGTCCGGTGTAGCCAACGAATTAGAAGATATGATTACGGATGCCTTAGAACAGTGCATCGACGGATTAACAGTTAATAAAATTAAGGTTGAAGTTAATGACTAGTTTTAAATCAAATGCTAATCCGATGTTCCGATCACGGTTCTCGGAGGATATCTTTAATCTTAAGTATTCCCATCCAGGTGCGGATACTTGGGAGGAACTAGCGCATACTCTGATAGAGGATGTGTGCGGTAATCTACGCAGTGGTGAGCGAGACCTGATCACCAGGGATGAAAAGGCCCAGCTTAAGAAGTATATCCGTGATCTTAAGTTTGTTCCTGGCGGTCGCTATCTGTACTATGCCGGTCGGAAGAATCGATACTATAACAACTGCTTCCTGCTTAAAGCTGAGGAGGATACCAGAGAGGATTGGGCTAACCTGTCATGGAAGTCCGAGTCCTGCCTGATGACCGGTGGCGGTATTGGGGTTGACTATAGTGTCTATCGCCAATCCGGTCGTATCTTGCAAGGTACAGGCGGGGTAGCATCCGGTCCTATCCCTAAGATGCAGATGATCAATGAGATCGGTCGCCGGGTTATGCAAGGTGGCTCACGCCGGTCGGCTATCTATGCTTCCCTGAACTGGGATCATGGTGATGTCAACGACTTCCTAACCGCCAAGGATTGGGACCGGATGCCTGTAGGTAATACCGGTCTCACGTTAAAGCAAATCAAAGAGCAGGACTTTAACTTCCCTGCACCGCTAGATATGACTAACATCAGCGTCAATTATAATACGGATTGGCTGCTAAAGTACTGGGAAACCGGAGATGTAGGTGAAGTATTTAAGAAGAATGTTCAACAGGCTTTGCGTACTGCTGAACCAGGGTTCTCTTTTAACTTCTTTGAAGATGAGTCTGATACACTTCGGAATGCTTGCACAGAGGTAGTTAGTTCTGATGATAGTGATGTCTGTAATCTGGGTAGTATTAACCTGGGGCGGATTGAATCTGTAAAAGAGTTCAGCGATATTGTTGAGCTTGCAACTAAGTTCCTGATCTGCGGTACACTGCGGGCTGATCTGCCTTACGCCAAGGTGTATGAGACTCGGGAAAAGAACCGACGCCTTGGTCTAGGTATCATGGGTCTACATGAATGGCTGATCCAACGCGGGTCTAGTTATGAAGTAACCCCTGAACTGCACCGCTGGCTATCTATCTACAAAGGTGTGTCTGATAAAGTATCTAAGGAATTTGCTGATAGTCTATCGGTGTCACGGCCTGTAGCTAACCGGGCTATTGCACCGACAGGTTCTATCGGTATCCTGGCCGGTACGACAACAGGTGTTGAGCCACTATTCGCTGTTGCTTATAAGCGCCGGTATCTGACGAACGGTACTAAGTGGAAGTATCAGTATGTGGTTGATAGTGCAGCACAGGAATTAATTGATATCTATGGAGCGGACCCTGAGAATATTGAGAGTGCTCTGGATCTTGCTGATAACTATGAACAACGTATCAAGTTCCAGGCTGACGTACAGGACTATGTGGATATGTCCATCAGTTCTACAATCAACCTGCCACCCTGGGGTTCAAGGCTAAACAATGAAGACACTGTGGACAAGTTTGCTGACACTCTTGCCAAGTATGCCCACAGACTGCGCGGCTTTACTTGTTATCCCGACGGGGCTAGAGGTGGTCAACCTCTTACAGTAGTACCATATAAGGAAGCAGTAAACAAACTTGGTACTGAGTTTGAGGAACACGTGGAGACTCACGATATCTGTGATATCTCTCAGACCGGAGGCAGTTGCGGTGTCTAATAAAGCAAGGGCCACACTACAGGTAGCTTTCGAAAGTGGTAAGATCGGGTTTAAAAATAATATGGATAATCCGTTCCACCCTGAATCCGATCTTTACAAAGAATGGGAAAGAGGGTATAACAAAGAATACTTCGATAACCTGAAACGGTTGACAGGTTCAGCCGGTGGCACTTGAGCACCAAGATCTAGGAGCGGGAGAGGGTAAGGTATGTTCCAAGTGTGATACATATCTCCCTCTCTCTGCTTATGCGATGCACTCTGGTGGAAACTTTCTCCGACCAGAGTGTCGTAAGTGTAATGAAGAATTAAGGGTGGTTAGAAGGAAACTGAGGGAGGTCTACGGTATGCCTCCTGAACATTATGTATGTCCTATCTGTAACCAGAATGCAGAACAGGTAAAAGGCAAAGGCAATACTAAGAATGGTCCGTGGGTTATCGATCATTGCCATGAGACCGGGGAGTTCAGAGGATGGCTTTGTCACAAATGTAATAGAGCACTTGGAGGGTTTGATGATAATAAACAGATCCTTAAGAGAGCTATAGATTATCTAAGTAGCAGAATTAATTTCAACAGAGTAGATGAGATTTGGCGATGAAGGTAGATAAGATTTCCCACATGGGGTCAGACCTTACTGTAGTTAATGCGGCTAAGGTTAGCCATGATAAGGAGTCTGATTGGGGTCTAGAGGTATCGGATGACCATTCGTACATCAAGCGGGTTCTTAAAGATGGTGACAAGAGACTGATTAGTTATCTAGCTAAACACAATCACTGGACTCCGTTCGGCCATTGTCAGGTAACACTTAGAGAAACCGTACCGATCTTTGTCGCACGAGAGAGGTTCAGGCATACAGTAGGGTTTGTCTACAACGAAGTATCCAGACGATACGTAAGCTATACACCTGAGATCTGGCGACCGGAGGTATGGCGTAGTAAACCAGAAGGGTCTATCAAGCAAGGTTCCGGTGATCAGTTTGATGATCAGAACTGGGCGGACGATATCTACCTGGAAGCAATAGTACACGCCAAGAAAGCATATGACAGTCTGATCAATGCTGGTGTTGCACCGGAACAGGCCAGGGCTGTGTTACCTCAATCAATGTATACCAGTTATTATGTGACCGGATCTTTAGCTGCATGGGCTAGGTTCTATAATCTCCGTGTGGCACCGGATGCACAATACGAGATCCGAGAACTTGCTGAGAAAGTAGGAGAGATTATCCTACCGTTATTTCCGGTATCATGGGAGGCATTGACAAGTGTTACGTAACATCTTAGGTGTGGGTTTGTTATGCTTAATGATGACAGTAACACCGTCTAAGGCTGAGCCTCCATCGGATTGTATAGATATCAAGTCTGCTGAACGCACTCTGATGGCGCTGTATGGGGAGAGTAAGATCTTTGTAGGTGCGTCGGAGAAAGGTCACTTGATCGTGATCTATTATAATGAGGCTAACGGATCTTACAGTATCGGGTTTGTATACCCGGAATACCCTGACCATATCTGTCCAGAGGATTCAGGTACAGCGGTATATAAACTGGATAAATATCAAAAAGCAGATGGCTCATAAACAAACAATAACCCCCGGAAGGAATCAGCCAACCGGGGGTTTATTTTATGCTTAGTTATGTACGTTTGAACTAACGCTTTGTGAATCCGCTACCGAAGTATAGGCCGGTGATAGCAGCGACTAGGTTTGTATCAAGAGGTGTGATAACCAGACCTTGGAACGATACCCATTCAGTGGCTTTCTCAGGACCGAATAGCCATGTCAGGAATCCACCCTGCATTTCCAGATAACCAACTGTTACAATCCAAGGGGTATCAGGGTAAACCAACGGGGCTACTTTAGGTAACACGATGATTGAGAAGATAGCGGATAGGGCAATGATTCGTCTAGTCCAGGCGAAGTGAGTATCACGTAGTCCGTATTCCCTGGCGGACTGAACAATCTTAGCTTCCTCAGTGAGAGCGGTGATATACATCTTGTTTCGCTCATGGGATGCTTTGATACTCTGACCCCAGATAGACATGATACCACCGAGAACTGTTGAGAACAGTAGGGTGAATATCTCCATAGGTAAGCCGGTCATTGAGAAGATTCCTTGAGTACCTTTTCACCACCAAATGTAATAAAAGGACTTAGAATATTTGTTTCAGACAAAGTTCCGATACCCTTAAGGCGGCGGTAAAGATCAATAGTAGCTAGAAGTCTCTGATTATAGTCTTGGTTATCTTCTACTTTCTCGTCCCTGTACCTTAGATCCGGGATGATCTGACTCATAACTTCTTCATCGGACATGTTTCTTGTATTGAATCCGCTGTCATTCAAGGAGTTCCTGGCGGTAGCAACCACCCCAGGGGTAGGATTACGTAAGCTGGCAAGAACGTCGGCTTCGTCTCCTTTACTGAAACCCTCCTTAACCCTGTAAAGTTCGTGCAGTACAGGGTATTCTTTCTTCACCAGTTCGTTTGCAATCTGCCTAAAGTTCTTAAACTCTTTAATATCGAGACGCCTTAGTAAGTCTCTATACTGTTTAGGCTGATCCGAGGATGCTTTACCAAAGTAAACCACCTCTAGCAGTTTACGCTTTCCTGCTGCATCCCGGTCTCTATACTCTTTTGACCGGATTAGATCCGTACCAAGTACTCTAGATACAACACCTAACATACGATTTCTGACGTTGTCGTACTGAGGTACTTCTGTATAACTATTGAGACTATACAAGTTTATACCAGCCTTCTCTAGTTCATTTTTGACTAAATCATCGTCTAGAGTTGGGGTAGCACCAGTTAACTGACGGAAGACCTGTCCTCGACCAGTCATTAGTTTACCACCTGTTGGTGATTGAGCGAGTGGAGTATCCGAGAAGACAGCGCCCTCAAGAAAACTTCCTTTAACAGACTCTTTGATCATACCATTAAAGAAGCCTTCAATGGATTTGCGTAGAGTAGGGTCTTCCGGTAGCAATGCTTCTGGTAGCAAGACCTGTTGTAGTCTACGATCAATATACTCTCTATCAGTAACGCCAAAGGTTTTTAGCGCTTCGTCAACTGGACGCAAAGGAACCGCTAGACCACCAACAAATCCGCCGAGAGAGGTACCGATCATTTCAAAGAAACCTTTAGCGGCTTCTTCTGCACGGTCAGGATTATTGTCCAACATCGCCTCAAGGTAATCGCCTACCAGAGAAGCACTAGCACCCCGACGTGTAGACAACCCAGCTATGATTTCTGGGGCGTCAGTAAAAAATGAGTCTCGTTGCTTTTGACCAGTAACCCACCTGTTCATACTATCAATCATTAGAAGGAAACCGTTAATCGGGGCAACAGTACGTATATCGTACTCTTGATCACCGACCTTAATTGTATGCCAGTTATCCCCACCCATCGCCCAATAGATAGTACCAGCCGCCGCGTATAAAGATACACCACCAGCAAATTCTACAATTCCTTCCTTAAGTCTTAGGGTCTCTCTTTCAAGAGCGATTTGGTTTTGAACAGTACGACCAGCCTCAGCACCTTCCTTTAATAGTTTTTGGACTTTTGTATAGGATAACCCTGATTTAATCAATCCCCCAGGGAGAAACACCCGGTTGGTCATATACACAAAGTTACTAAATGCGTAGTTAAAGAACGGGACTTGTGTTCTAGCTAAAGCATTCTTATCAAAGAAATTCGACAGGCTGTCCTGTAACTCTTGAAAAAATTTACCACCGATAAACATTTTCGACCCAGCTTGTCTATTTTGAAACGACATATCCAAAGCAAACGAAACCGCTTCTCGGTACATCTCGTCTGTTAGTAGATCGAATCTCTGATAAGAAATTACATCACGTATGTTGGTGAGCTTCTTAGCGGTTCCGTCAGGTAGAGTAACTACAGGTGCTTTGATTCGATCCAAGTTAACCGCACGAACATACTGACGTTCAAGTTCAGTAAGGAACGCAGCCGACTTAAACCAACGATCCTGAGCACGGTTAAGTGTGTTAGCTACAGTGACCGCCTTAGCCGCAGTTTCAAGACCTTTAACGGATCTTAACTCATTCGGAATAAGATCATCCATAACCTGAAACATTCGGAAGTCTACTTCCTCGTTCATCATAGCGGTATATCGCGCCATACGAACCACTTCTTCTGGGCTGGCAAAGTTTTGTAATACTTTTAACGGGTTAGTTGTTAAAGCGTCGGTGGCATCAATTGGCTGAAGACCAAGTAACTTTCTTTCCCAGTTAATAAGTGAGTTGTCTAGTGCAGAACGGAAGACTTCTTCTGGAAGGCGGGTTGCTGTACCTTGTACGTTACGGACCGTAGTAACCGGCTGAGATACGAGAGCCGAGCGCCAGATATCTACAAATGTGCTAAAGAACCCAGGAGCTTGACCTTCGGTTTTATCTATCTCATATATTTTCCTTAGATAGCTGTCCAACTCTTGACGCGCCGCAGCATCAGCCGTGTCGACTGTCTGACCGAAAGCGATGAGTTCATTGATAGCACCGGGCGCTTGCGTTTGCAGTTTAGCACCGGCTGCACTAATATCAGCACGGTAGATCTTTCCTAGATCTTCTCGCTTAATACCATTATCCGTCAAGAACTGCTTAAAATCATCCAACTTTTCAGGCGGTAACATATCTACAATCTGGGCGATACGTTCTGTTTCCTTAATACGGGGGTCAAGGTTCTTAACCGCAAACAAGGGATTGTTCGGCATCGCTGTTAGCGCGTATTCGTTAGCAGTATCCCGTAGTTTAATGATCTGCGTCGGAGATAGCGTTAGGTCTAACTTTTCATTTGGTATATTAGGATCAAGTTGCTTTAAGAACTTTTTACCTTCTTCCACTTCTTTGGGATCTAGGAATGTTCCATAGTCCTTGATATATTGGTTAGCCATTTTCCTGGCTGTTTCCAGTTTCGGGGATTGTAAGTTAGATAGAGGTACTTCAATATTAATGGCACCTTTATCAAACATATCTTTACGATACTGGGCTTTTCTCTCAACCTTCGTACCTTTTGGTAGATACTGCACCACGGCTGTCTTTTTGGTTTCATCCAAAGACAGGACACGACCAAGTTTATCGTATCCTTCGGGAACGACATTAACAGCTTCTTTAGCGATAATATAGGTGTTGGCGATATCTTTGACCGGATCGATAGGTTTAGTAGTACCACGAACAGTTGGCGGTGCCATAACAGCTTTTTCTAGATCATCGAAAGCAGCCAGACTACCTTGTGTACTTGACCGATCAGCTTCCGCTAACCATCTATCAGTTTCTTCGGCAGACATTCTACCGAGCTTACCGCCGAGAGCACCGATAGCACCGCCTGTTAAACCACTGATACCTCCGGCTAGGGCTAGTTCTTGTGGGCTGTAACCTTCCCGTACGTTTAGATCTTTTTCAGCCTTCTGGACCGATGCTTCTGTAGCTACACCAATTGGGCCTTCTACGGCTGCACCAGTTAAAGCGCCAGCTAAGACAGGTCGTTTAGCTGCGGTACTAAGTGCTTTATTAATTACACCCTTAAGAGCAACACGACCGGCTGTACTGGCGACAATTTTACCCGCACCAAAGCCCAGAAGGTTGACGGGGTCAGCGATGTTGTAGGCCAGGATTTCACCAGCGGCCATCAGGCCAGACCCAACCCCTTCAACATCGGCAAAGTTTTCCAGTTCATTATCAAAGGTGTTGTACAGCCGACCTAGCTGTGCTTTATACTCTGGATCTTCAATCTCAGACGCATAGTTAGCAAAGGTTAAGGCATTAAAGGTATTGTTCTGGATACCACGATACTCTGACAGGAAGTCTTCTAAGGCTTCGTCTTGGTCTAAGTAGTCTGTACCATACCTATCCTGAGAATATCTTCGGATAGTCTGCATGACAGAGGGATCTTTTTTTAGATCGTCAAACGTAAGTTTGCCAGAAGGCTTCGGTTCCTCGGGCTGAACCGGCTGAACTGGTTGAGTTCCTGCCGCTCTCGCTTTGCGTTCTTCTGCTCCGGTAAGATCAATTGCCATTATTATTGCTCGCTGATCAGCGTTACATCTAAGATAATTGGTATGTTATTCTCGTCATTGGAGATACGATATACTTTACCACCGTCTTCAAAAGTATAAATTATTCTTCCATTTTTGTCTCTATCACTATTGTCCTGCCGCCAAGACGGGTTTTTAAGTTTGGCTTGTAACTTTGCCAGAAGATCTTCTGGAACAGGTTGATTAACGGCTTTACCAGCCTGATCTGGAACCGCCTCGGTAGGTTGTTTATTTACTGTTCCAGTACCACCCGACGGCCTGGGAGGTGTCTTGCTAACAATTTTGTACTTATCTAAGTTATTAAGAACTTCTGATACACTGGTCTCATTCATATCTTTAGCAATCTGAGTTACGATTGTATTAAACTGATCGCCTGAATTTTCAACTTTCTTATAGATTTCGTCGACATGACCGATAATACCACCGATATCATCTTCTGTGTAAGCCTGGTTATTACGTAAGGCGTTAATGATACTTAGTTTTGCTTTAATTTCTTTTTCGTCTTTTGCGGGATTAAGGAGCGGATCAAGATCGTACTCATACGAAGATTTCATAGAAAGGTTAATACCTTTTGATTTAGCAAGTTCGTTATACGCCTTGTTCCACGCCGGATCTTCAAAAGATAAAGGATTATAAATCCTATCCAGATTAACGGACGCTTCCCGGATATCCGTGGTAAGTCTTGAAGGATCAGTTTCCGCCAGTTCTTGCTGAGAAGGTGCACCGGTAATACCTCGGAAAGCCCTGCCGAAGAACCCTTCCTCGGTCTGGGTCTCTACGTCCATCTTAGGAGGTTCGATAATATTAAACACTTTTGTAGGATCAAACTTACCTTCCTCGGTCCTACCGCTGAGGAAAAGACTCTTATTGAAATTAGTCGGTGTTAGTCCCCGAGTTTGTGATTGAATCTTAAAACTCTTACCAGCCGCTGCCAGCAATGCAGGGTCATCCCCGATATGAATTTTAAGTTCAGGTGACAGAACTTCCTTCGCAAGATCAATGTACTCCTGCTCTGTCATCTTTTTTCTATTTAGTTCTCGTTTAGCCTCACGACTTAACTGATCAAACTGATCACGTCTACGCTCCATCATCTCAGCGTTACGTTCCTTAGCATCCTCAATCTGATTAGTGAGGCTACTAGCAGCACCGATAATAAACCCTGGTGAAAAGAAACCCATTATTCTGGCCTCCCCATTAGACCACTTGACGGTGCAGATACTTCTTCTTCTTCAACAGGTGCCTGATCCATTAACGATTCAGTAGGCTCTGATACGCCCTCTTCTTGCATCATTTCCGGTTGTTCGTCTTCATCAGTAGGTTCATCAAGACCCTGCTCTAGAGCCTCACGTTTCTTGTAGAGCATGTCAAGAAGGTTTTCGTAGGACTCGTCTTGCTTTCGTGGAGCTAATGGGATATAGTCCACGCCAGATTTCTCCAGTAGCTTACCGGTTAACTCAAAGATAGGACCGGCGATGAGGTGCATCACGTCGTTGGTGTAGTAACCCTCAGCCCAACCAGCGAAGACAATAGGTCTGACCATAAGTTCCAGAGGTACGCCTAGTTCTGCTGCTACAGCGATACGCTTAAACACGTCAGGGTTAGCAATACGATCAACCAGAAAATCGTATGCTTCTGTTGGGTCAACATACATAGGAGGACGCTCATCCGGCTGAGACCCTAACTCGTGGGTTAGAGAAGCACCAGGAATAGGCCCGTTAAAACTTTGATCATTGGGTTGCATAAGACACCTTAGTAATTATATCGACCGATACCACCGGATGATAGAGACCCTGACGTACCAGCATCAGCATCGATGGCGCTAAGCATAGCCTCGTGACGATTGATAAGTGTTTGAATTGTACCAAATGAAGCGGATTCTTCCGGTAATGTTTCCATGCCTTTGGTATCAGGTTCCATAACATTCTCTACGCTTCTACGGAATCTGGCCGGACTACGATCAAATTTAGTGGGTAGGGTCTGGGATCTACGACTGCCACCACCAAGAATGGATGATGCTGCACTACCTGCTACCGATGCGATAATACTTCCGATCATTATTTACCTCTTTATTAAGGTTTTTTCGGGGTTGGGGCAAACACAGAACTAATAATACCGCCAGCGATACTACCAAATAATCCGCCTACAGCCAAGTCAGATGCAAGATCTAGATCCTTATCATAAGCAAAAGAAGCCAAGGCCAGATTATTCCGATATTCCTGGTCATTCAAAGCCGTAACCCGAGCAAAGTTAATCTCGTCTCGCTGCTGCTGTAGGATCTGAGCCTGAGCATTCTGGCTGATATTAAACAGATTGCTTACGTTAAACTCATTCTCAGCATTAGCGATTGCGGTATTAGCGGTATTAATCTGCCTACGATATACAGCGTTAGCCTGATCGATAACGATGCTGTTCTTAAGATTGAACTGCTCCCGCTGATTTGTCAATTCAGCATTAAACTGTGCTACGGCATTAGTCTGACCGGCGTTAAACTGTGAGATGGCATTTCTCTGAGCAGCATTAAACTGTGCGGTCTGGTTAAACAAGCTGGCAAAGAACTGATCATTCTGTTGCTCAGAGGTTGCATTAAACTGTCTAGCACTATTAACCGCAGCCTGATCAGTAAATAGAGACTGGATCTGATTCTGTGTGTTGGTTACCCGAGCCTGCTGTTCATTGCTTAGGTTCTGTAGATCCATCTGCAATGTCATCTGGGCATTGAGGACTTCGGCTTGCTGACGGTTGTTCAGGTTTAGTTCCTGCATACGCCGGTATGTCTCGGCATCGGCAGCGGCAATAGGGGTGCTGGCCTCCATAGCGGCCTGAACAATAGCAGCACCGGCCATACTAGAGGCACCCATACCTCTGGCAGCTAGTCTCTGTTCAGCGGTACGAATAGCACCGGCAGCAAAGGCAGGGATTTGACCGCCTTCAAACTGCTGCATAAGTTCAGCAAGCTGGCCTTGAACAGTAGACTTTACATCCACCTCACCTTTAGCAGGTTCTACATAATCTGTCAAGCCCTGCTGTTTAGCGGCCTGGATCTGAGTCTTAGCTACACGATCAGCAACTTGAGTAGCTTCATATGAAGTAGCACCGGTCTTAGTCGGATCTACAGCCTGAGATACTTGAGCTTGAGCAGCTTGAATATTATATTTAGTAGGAGTAGCCTTGTACTTATCAGCATCAAGGAACTCATCAGGTTGCGCCTCGAAACGCTCAAGAGATAGTTCTGTACCCGGAGGAAGTTCAGGATTCTCGGCAAGTTCAGCCATCTTGCCTAGAGGTGTAGTCCGTCCATACGGATCAACATAGGACTGCTTAGAACCTACAGCTTGTTTAAATCTACTATAACCGCCTTCACCGAATACACCTAGATACCCGGTATCCCGAGCAGTCTTGCGCTCTCCTAGTGTGTCGAGAATAGACTTTAGTTCTAGTACGGCTGGATCATTAGGGTCAGTAGCATTCTTAGCAGCGTCGATCTTTTCCTGTAGATTTAGATCCTCTGGAATACCTATACCACCTACGAGGTCTTGGCGAATTTTTTTAGTTTCTGGATCTAGGAATGCTGATATACCTGTCTCGTATTGGCCTACAGTACCTCTAGTAGTTTGATACCCCTGGATCGTTGCCACATCTTCTGCTGATCTACGGAATGGATCAGGAGCCTGTTGCTGGTATTGTCCTGATAACTGTTGCTGGGGGTTACTAGGGTATAGACCTTGATAATGCGCATATAGTGCTTCATCGCGGGTAGGCGCTCTACCATACTGCCGCATGAACAGGCTGGTAGGCTGGTACTGACTCTGACCTGTAAACCCAGGATCTTGAGCAACATCGGGTCGGGCTGTTAGATATGCGTCCGGGTCGAACTCGGCATAAGACAAAGTTCCTTCTCGTGGCGTATAAGCACCAGAGCTATAATAATCACTATAATTATAGTTGCCGATCTGAACCATGCCTTACTCTTTTCTTTTATACAGGATAATTCATTAGGCCAGATGAAGACACCGGCTGAGTTACTTGGTCTCGTGGATCGACTGTCATCGGACCCATCGGACCCATAATGGTTTGTTGACCTTGGGCTGGTGGGGCAAACTTTTGGGTTTGGGCATACTGAGTAGCAGCCTGAGTAGCCCCACCCGGTTGAATACCCGCTGTAGCACCCATAGCAGCAACAGGGGCAGCCATACCTCCCATAAGAGAGCGTTGCTGTTCTACGCCGGTATTGACTTGCTGGCCTACATCCGCTACCTGTCTAGCAATCTGTTCTCGACCTGTCATACCAGAAGTCTGGATCTGAGCACGCTGACGTTGGGCTTCACGCTGATACTGTTCCGCCGCCCGCTCTAGTGCATCAATGTTTTGAGATACGCCGCCGACTGCGCCAGTGATATCCTGAATACCGCCTGTTAGCTGTTGACCTAGAGCCTGTTGACCGCCCATAAGACCGGCCTGACCGGCAAATAGAGTAGTCGGCTGACCTTCACCCGGAGCACCGATTGCACCTTGAATTGCGCCTTGACCAGCACCAAGTGCCTGTTGACCGGCCATAAGACCTTGTTGACCTGTCTCTAGACCTGTCACCCCGGTTTGAATATTCTGTTGACCGGCCATAAGACCTTGTTGACCTGTCTGTAGACCTGTCACCCCGGTTTGAATATTCTGCTGACCTGTCTCTAGACCGGTGATACCAGTCTGGATAGGAGAAAGATCCGGTGCCTGTTGAGTCTGATTAGATTGTACGACCGTGGTTGTACCGGGCGCGAAGGAACCAGAACCATAGATGTTAGACAGAGCGTTATACGAAGCCTGTTGTTCAGGGGTTGCGCCAGTAATATACTGCTGAAACTTTTGAGTAGGATCGGCGGAGAACTGGCCACTGTATCCAGTTGCTTGGCGAAGGGCGGCATGATACTGGGGTAGACCAGCCTGCACTTCGGCCTGTGAATAGTACAATTGCCCGTTAACTGCTGTAGGCATGATATTACCTCTTTTCTAATACTTTGTCAAGTTTATCTTCAAGCCGGTTGAGACTTTCCATAACCCGCCTCATGTCTTCTCTAAGTTCTACACGAGTGGCGTACTCTTCCCTAGTCTCTTGAAGTTTGGCTTCTAGTCGTTTAATCTCTGAGAATAAGGACTTGAACACCCATGCAGCAGGAGCCACTATAAGAGATAGAACTATATTCCAGATAACTGTAGGAGAAAGGTCCATCTACTTTTCTATCCTGATTAAATACTGTCCGCAGATGATGAGACATTAGTAATTCCCCAGTGAGAATTATTTCTAACATCAATCGCATCTAGTTCTACCGAAGTCATAGAGTCGATACTGTCTTTTAGAACCCAAGCCTTCTCATAAAATGATTGAACATGTGCTTGTACGATCAGACCAAGAGCAATAACTTCCTCTGGGGAAAGGTCATGAGTTACATCATTAGCATCACGGAACTTCAAGACTGCATCAGGTGTACCTGCGACAACCTGAGCAGTTGTAGTCACCGCTTGGATATTACGAAGATCAGTATCATTTCGGGCATCTGCTGGGATGACTAGGCTGCCATCACCTGCTAGGTCACAATTGACTGTACCCGGCCAGCGCCGATCACGTTCTTGGTTGACGGATTGTTTTAGTTGAACTTTCTTTTGTTCGATTTCAGACGGGGTGCGGTCTCTGGCAATCTCATTATATACCGCGTCGTCATCTGCGCTATAGTAGGGGCTAACAACTTCGCGAGTTTGACCTGCGGTGACAGATGGAATGGGTTGAATCTTATACACCCCAAACTCTGTCTTGGCTCGGTCCTCGGGGAAGCCTTCTTTGAAAGGAGAGGCGGGAGCGATCAGTTCGGCAAAGGTGCCGGTCGCAACAACGGAACCCGCCTCGACTTTGACGCATTGTTGCCTAGAAAAAATCATTGCGTAGTCTCCTTATGATACGGTATGGGTGTATTCGCCTGGGGTGCTGTAGGTGGTGGTGCCAGCGCCGTCGATGATGACGACTGCGCCTTTTGTTCCGGCAGTATTAAACCCACCGCCATATCCGATGTTGCTTCCTGGATAATCTGGATCAGAGGTCCCGGCAGGGATCGTCTTGGCTCCTGTGGTTGACCCAGCAACGCCATTGGCACCAGCAGTCAGGGTACTAGCCAGAGCGGTCGCATGGACAAACCCGGAGCCACCACCGCCGCCTCCGGTTTCTTCGGCGTCCGAAGCGCCAGAAACTCCACCACCGCCACCTCCATAGTAGCCAGAACCACCACCACCGGCACTTATTGCGAAGTCGGCCCCACCGGCCCCTCCAGCTAAGGCTGCGCCATTGGTAGATCCACCTCCACTACCCGCAGCACCGCCAGCGCTTTGAGTACCGCCTTTACCGTTCCCAGGGTCGTTCACACCGTCATTACCGGTTGCCCCACCACCGCCGCCTCCGCTTTCGTCTTCACCAGAACGGTCGAAGGAGCCAGCCCCGCCTCCACCACCAGCAAGGAGGAAGGAATTTGCGTGGCTGACTGTGGTAAGAAAGACACCGGAATAGCTGCCACCGCCACCAGATATGTGACCCCCCTGGGAAACTCCAGCGCCTCCGCTGTAGTTTCCTCCAGACGGAAGCCCGCCTCCAGATCCGACACGAACCTTTAAGACCGTTCCGGGGGTCAAGGCAAAGGAACCAGATGCGAAACCTCCAGCACCGCCTGAACCGGCAGAACCACCAGCCCAATAACCGCCTGCGCCACCCGCACCCCACGCCTTGATGGTTACTTCTGAGGCACCAGCACCCGCCGCACCCAAAAGCGCCGCTTTACTTGCCCCTAGCATCAGCTGAACTCCTGACCTGCGGTGAAGCCGTACCAAGTTGTACCGCCATCTGTCGTGATAAAGGTGAATACATCCGTAGATGAAGCTGTTGAAGTAATAGTAGGTGCAGACCCTCCAGCCCATTCAACAGAAGCGGGCCAAGTAACTGTCCTTGATCCTGTACCGTCCTGGTTTTGGATAAGGGTAAACGCCCCAGCACTGCCAGAAGCAGGTGGGTTGCTAAAGGTATAGGTGCAGTTACCTGTTAGAGTTAGGTTGAATACGTTGCCGTTTTCTAGGTCGATAGTGTAAGTTGTGCCTGTGTTAGCGACTACGGCTGTTTCTGAATAGTCTTTTAGTTTGACCCGATTGACCTCTTGATCATTTCCGGACACAACACCTGATAGAGTAACTGCGTCAACGGTCAGCGTATTGCCGTTCATGTCAAACGCACCACCAGCCGTCAGTGCGTCCACATCACTTAGGGTCCAGCCGCTATTCTGAACGGTACTGCCACCGGTTCCATCAAAGCGAACTAAGGCATTATCCGTGGAACTGGCTGGGCCAATTACTCCCGCTGTTGTTTGGTCTGTATTATCGGGAAACCTAAACCCGGTGGTAGTGGAATGAATACGTCCTGCTGTAGTTACATTACCACTATCATCAATAGTGACAGAACTGTTTTGGGTTGTCGAACCAGAGGTTCCATCCCAACGGACAACAGCATTATCCGTAGAACTGCCGGGACCGGAAAGATCTCCTGGATCGCCCTTATCTCCAGACACATCGATACTAAAATACAGATTATCCGCATCAGAGAACGGTGAGGCACCGCTAGATGCTTCAACAGTACCTACAAGTTTAGTGTACCCGGAAGCAGAGGTAAGAGTTGTAATCTTCATCGTAATAAAGTTTTCTGGCGCAAACTCTTTACGAATAGTTACATAACCAAGTACAGAGGAAGGATTGTTACCACCTGCTAGTAGTGCAATAACCCCGCTTACATTTGTACCGTCACTGTCCTCGTCATCGATATAGATTTCCGTAGCAGCGTTCTGTGTAGCATTATTCAGTCTGACATTACCAGAACCGGGATCAGAATCGGTTGTGGTGGTACTAAATGTGTATTGGAGAGAAGTTCCTGGGTCACTAAGATTACTGATACCGGAGATAGTGCCGCCTGTGATTGTTACGTTATTAGCATTCTGAGTAGCAATCGTACCTAGACCAAGTGTAGTCCGTTGAGCAGAAGCACTAGCGTCATCTAACAGGGCTCGACCGGCTGAGGTGAGACTGGTGGTGGCATAAGTATCGGATGATGTGGTGTAGATCATCTGGTCGGCTGTAGTGGTCAGACCAGAGATAGACTGTAGACCAGCATCGTAGGCTTGAACATTAGTACCGATTGCTACACCGAGATTAGTCCGGGCGGCAGAAGCAGTAGACGCACCTGTACCACCATCAGCAATTGCTAGATCAGTGATGCCGGTGATAGATCCACCTGAGATAGTAACAGTGGTAAAGGTTCCCCCATTAGAGACTGTAGCACCTGAGAAATTAATAGTGCTACCGGTTGATACGGTGAGGTTAGTAACCGTAGCCGCAGCAGGGGCGGTAGCACCGATGATAGTGTTATCAATAGTACCAGCATTAATATCAGCGGTGTCTGCTACCAGAGAATCAATATTAGCGGTACCGTCGATATATAGATCTTTAAATTCCGCTCCTACCGCACCTAGATCAATATCGTTATCTGTTACAGGAACAATAGAACCGTCTTTAAAAGTTACTTGAGCTACACCACCTGACGTATAAGACATCTGGTTTGCGGCATTAAAATACAAACCGTTATCTGTGTCCCCGGTTGTTGTAATCGAAGCAGCACTAGCGGTGCCAGCCTCTACAACAATAAGAGAGGCTGCTAATGTATCAATATTAGCAGTACCGTCGATATATAGATCCTTGAACTCGAATGAGGATGAACCTAAATCAATATCGTTGTCAGTGAAAGGTACAATAGCCCCGTCTTGGATACTGATTTGACCTACCGAAGCGGCACTGGATTCTACATAGAAGTTGATCTGATTAGCACTGGTATCTACAAAGATAAGATTGTTCTGGTCGGAGTCAGCGATACGATCAATAGGTGGACCTTCGGCAGCAGTACCGTCGTGCTTGTGGCCGGTGGAATTATTAAACGCCGCAAGGATCTGGTTAAACTCGGCATTAAGCGGCGGAGCAGATACGATCTCACCGTTAAGAATCTGAGCTAAAGACTGACGTGTATAACCTGCCATTATCTATATCCTGCTTCTTGGAAAGTAAGGCCCCAGCCTTGAATGCTATAAGGTGCTTGTTGACCTACAGAAGTGATAACAAAGCTAACTGATCTACCTGAGCCTTGTATATTCTTTTCTAGAACGGGACTACTAGAACCACCAAAAGTAAAGGTTGACCCATAGGTTCCTCCGGTAGAGAAATAACGAAGGATTGCACCTTGAGTGGAAAGAGCGTAAGAGTTAGGATTATATTTGTTAGGATCATCCCAATCGTAATACACTGCTAAGTTAAACTCCGACGTGCCTTCTGGTCGGGTATAAATAGATAGTTTATGAAATACCTTACGTCGTTCTGTACTATCAAAATAGAAGAACGGGGTAGCGTAGATAGCAATAACATCCGCACCGTTAAACGAGTTACCCGACTCTTGCTTGAATACATACCCGTCTAGGTCTCCATGAACCGTGGTCTCAATACTGTTGATGGAGTCAGAGTACGCCACGAAAGATCGGATACCTAGTAGCTCCCCAAACTCCCAGCCTACGCTGTTATTAGCAAACCGGAGACCCCCGATAATACCGAAAGCATCGGTCACGGAACCGGTTTCACTAGGGAAAAAATATCGAAACTGAGACTTGTTCTTGATAACTACAGAACTCATCAAATCCAGATTATAGTTTTCAGGAAGGGCTTGTAGGATTTGCTGAATTGGTTTAGATACAGTCTGTAGTTCGATATCCCCGATACGGGCTGTACCCTGGATAGGTCGGATGCCATCTGATGCTAGGAACAGGATATCACCACCGATCTCGATAATACTATCAGAAGCGATACAACCGATATTACTTGTTACTTCTGAGAGAACAAAGTCTGACGAGTTGTTACCTTGTAGTCGTTTGATCTGCCGTTCACCGAATATATATAAAGCATCACGGAACTTAGCTATACCAGTAACGGTAAAACCTGCGTTAATCTCTCCTGCACCACCAGCCGGATCATATCTTAGGTCTGAGTTAGGGTTACTAAAGGTGATACTGTTGGAGTTATCCTCA